GAAATTAGTTCGAAGCGTCGCAGATGTAGGTAATAACGTTAACGCATCCGCGATGAAGTTGGCACAAACTCAACAAGAACAAAAAACAATCGGTGAGCATGCTACCGATACGTATACTAAAAACGATCCTACAGGTAATCCATTAGTAGCAACTTCATCTATTTTGGACGGGAGTCATCAGGGTGCTACTCATGCTGTTATACCTCAACCAGCATTAACATCATCAACTCAGGCACCTATTAAGCGATCTTCACAACAGACGAAGGCAGAGATAGATGATAATGCAGTTCCATCTACTCAACGAGAAATAGTAAGCGAAGAGCATTTCAACGCGCTGGCTCATGCCCATAATGATAATGTAAATTCAATTGTAGCTAACCGCTCCTCTATCGATACTAATAGTGCAGCAATCTCTCGTAATGCTAGCCGTATTGATAATTTAGAATCACAACAAGATACAGACCGTAAACATGCTAACGCAGGTACAGCTAATGCTCTGGCGGTCTCAGGACTTCATTATACTAATGACGTCAATAGTATTGCTATCGGTGCAGGTAATTACGAAAGTGAAAATGCCGCTTCTATTGGCTATCGTCATACCTTCAATGAAGGCCACGCAGCTATTACAGTTGCAGCTTCAGAAGACTCGGTGGGTAATAATGGGGTAGCTGTGAGTGGTGCGGTAGGCTGGTAAACAAGTAAAATGTAATCAACTTTACGTTGTGAGTAAGATAGTTTATCACTGGGGCTGACTTAATAGCCCCAATTTTTTCAGATGGGGTTATTACCTCATGAAACATACACTTTCATAAGTGTTGATACCTTTTCCTAATTCACTTAATTCAAATCCTTCAGAGCTAGTGCTGCTATAAGTACCTCGATGAAGTCAGCACTCAAAATCGCAATTTATATAACTAAACGCCTTTCTTTACATTACTTTTCTTTTTAGTGGTGGGGCGGATTTGAATTGGTGTTAATTACTGAAAAACTCAACCCTCCCTAACAAGGTTATATTAAACTGATGCCTAAAAGGGATTCAAAATAGATCTTACAGGAAATTAACTCTGTATATATGCTATGACAAAGTTCTTGATGTCACGTTAACTCAGGACATATTACGGTCTGTCAGATTCGATATGATTCAGCCCCACAAAAGTGTCAGTCAAAATCAAAACTAACATATCTAAATAGCGAGTTTGGATTTCAACGCTTGTACTTGTCCATTTCTTCAATCCAAGCCCAGTAAGCTTCAAAAACCATTTTTGAGTTTTCATGCCCCGTTTGGCTTGCGATAAATGCCGGATTTCCTCCCGCTGATAACAACCAGATTGCGAACATGGCCTGCTTGCAGATGGAGACTTATTGGGCACTTAGGAGGGGCATACAAAATGGTATCTAAGGTTAATGCTTGAAATGAGAACTGCTTTACTAAAACTGCTTGCATAAGCCCTTTATATCAAGCCGATGTAGCACCGGCGGACTCTTATGGGGGAAATTATCAAGGTTAGTTTTATTGATGATTTTTTGGGATCAAAGGAGAGGGTAATCTTAAAAGCCCTGACCATTGCAGCCAGGGCTTTTAAGGTACTTCAGACTTCAGATTTAACATTAATGGACTTAATAAAATGATACTGCTATTTATACTGCTTTCAAATGCACCCGTTTACTACAGATAATATTGGGCATTAATACTAAAAATCCTCCCTCTATTTATCTCGTCATACACCTGCCTGCGCTTTCAAAACCTAAGCGTGGCAACTTAAACAAGCACATCCCCTCGCGACATATACTCTTTGATGCGTTGCCCATTGCCGATACGGTTACTATCAAAAAACGAAACCGCCAGCATTAACAAAAAAACGAGGCCTTACATCATCGCGCTAACATTACCATTTTGCGAGCCAGCACAAACACTACGAGGCCTGAAAGCGAACTACATCCCAAACAACAAACTTCGGGGCCTGTAAAGCAAAATGGTTTTTTCATTACTTCTTTCTATTCGACAACTGACTAACCAATTTCATTGTGCTGCTAAGTACTAATTTACTCATTTGAGATTTGAGGTCAATACTGTTTTTTAAAACATGTTTTTATTACCAGAGATAGTGACAGTGCTGCGTCCTGCTACTTATTGTACTGGCCTACTAGCAACCTCCAAATTTGGCTCGAAGCGGACCGCCCGAAGCACTGCAGGGTCTGCTATGAGCAAAAAGCAGAAATTATCGTATTCACATAAATGTTCTATTACCTTTAGCATTAAGTTTTATACTAAGGACAATCATTTTAGATAAGTCTGCTTTGACTTTATGAGGAAAATCTTTACGCCCTATCTCTGAAAAACCCCATTTATAATACGCACTCCTCGCTGCTGTTGCTGATTCCATTACATCAAGCCACATATGTGTTAGTTTGAGTTCAATCGCATGTTCTTGTGCTGTATTCAGTAATTGCACTCCAATTCCCATTTTTTGACTTCCAGGAAGTAGATAAATTCTCGGAATTTCTGCACCGCTAGTATCATGCGTAATTGGGTTCTTCGAGTTGACTATCATTGTTAGAAAACCAACTATTTCACCTGCGATTTCGGCAACCCATACCCTTGTGTCAGGTCGCTGTAATAGTGCTAAAAATGCTGATTTACTGAACGTATTAAGTTGATGAGCTAGAGCAACGCAGTCATTCCAGAGGTAATGGTATGTCGCTGCATAAGCTGCTGGTCCAACTACACCTAACGTCTCAGCATCGCACCCAGATGCTCTCCTAATTGTCACTAATTTGCTCATTCTATACTTCTCAACTTCAATTTGTTTTCCGGGTAACCTACAACATGCGATCACCATTTTTTGTATTAAAATATAGTACTAAATAAGTTTCGATATACAAACAGCACCAAACTAACGAAATCTGTATGTCATATCGAGCGCTGCAAAACTCGCGTGAAACAGGCCTGATTTTTCCAGATACAGTGACCTACACTCGATTGATAAGTAAACTAGAAAATTAGAAATGTCCGCTCTTAGCACAATGCTGCCTTACCCTACAGTGTGTCAGCTCAAATCTGGAGTTGCATGGTTAAATAGCAAGTTTTGTGTTCAGAATCTTCACCTGTTCGTAGTTCATTTCTTCAATCCAAGTACCGTAAACCTCAAAAACCATTTTCGAGTTTTCGTGCCCCATTTGGCTCGCGATAAATGCCGGATTAGCACCAGCAGATAGCAGCCAGCATGCGTATGTGTGCCTTGTGTGATACGGTGTTCGCCGGCGAACCTTAGATCGCTTGATGGCTGTATTCCATAACGTTGCGATCGTCGATGAGCAGTAATGTGGTTTTTTCTCGTTGTTTACTTCTCGCGGTTGAAAAACAAAACGTACGTGCTGCTGCTCAGTTTTCCTATATTCGCGATGCTGAAACGTGATCTCTGTCCGTGGCTGCAATTCGGTAAGTTCTCTCTGTGCCTTAAGCGCCTCAAGTGCAGGAGCCAATAATGTTATTACTCGGTTGCCAGCCCGCGTTTTTGGTGGGCCAAAAATACCGAGCTTATTTAAATTTCTCGAAACATGAATAATCCCAGTATCAAGATCTATATCTTCCCATGCCAATGCGCTGAGTTCGCCGTGGCGCATCCCTGAATAGAAAGCGAGCTGAAAAAGGTTTTTTGTCTGGCCACGCATGGCGGCGAGCAGTGCTGAGTATTCACTCTTCAATAATGGGTCTGGTTTTGCCTTTGTTGATTTTAGTTTTGTTATTTCTTCGAAAGGCTTACTTGTGATAAATCCTGAACGATGAGCGAATTTCATTATGCGGCAGAGTAGTGATACGTATGTTTCCACGGTACGGACACTGCGGCCAATCTTATTTGGACGATGGCTATAGAAAGTAGCACCGTGAAGAAGTTCATGCCGATATGCCAGAATGCTGTTGTGAGTGATCGATTCAACCATGGTGTGTTCGCCGACGACTCGATTCAAAACAGAAATTTGAGATTTTATACTGACAAAAGTACCGGGGCTGACTTCTACGGATTTGGTTTTTAGCCACTGCTCAGTGAGTTCGAAAAAGCTTGAAACCCATTTTTCAGCATCATATTTCGATGCATTTTTTGATGTTGGAAAGCGATTGTGATAGCTGAATTCGCCAAGATTTATTTCACTGACAATCATAGACCGGAGGTTTCCGGCCTTTTTGATGTTTGCTGGTGTATTAGCCCATCCTTTAAGGATTTCACGGCAACGCTTACCGCGGAAGATAAACCAGATGCAGATGCTGTTGCCTCTGATTTCCACGCCGGTCGGTAACGTTGCCATTTTATGCCTCTCTAATAATTTGGTTTATCATTGGGTAGTTGTACCAAATGATCCCGCGTTTTGTTTTATCCCCACTGGGCGATACGCGCTTAAAGTGAATCCCTTCAATCCAGCATCCTTGCCGGTACTGTTCAATCTGGCGGTCTCCTAGGCCCGTTTTAGCTCTGAGCCCATCCTCTACCATCCATTCCTCGATAAAGACAACCTGCGCCATAGGCACCCCACGAACTATATCGAATCACCTATCTGTAAATTGATTTTCAAGAATCAGATCCAACTGTTCAGCGAAGTTCCCATGATGAATAGCGACGTGCTGGTGTGCGTGAAACTTGCACTTTTGGCGCGCAGTATAATTTCCATTCGGCGTGGCAATGATCATCACAGAACTTTTGATATTGTTGGTGCTGACCGACTTTGATCAGCTTCCCGATCATCGCTGCGGCTTCTTTCGATTTACCGCACCAATAGCAGTGGCACTCAGTTTCTGGCGCACTAGGCGCCAGTGGGGTAGGAGTAAGCATCATTTATCCCCCTCGCAAGCCATAAGGAATTTCACGCCTGCGCTAACAAAATTACTAAATAATTGCTGGTGGGTTTTCAGTGCTTGAATCTCGACCTGCAGCTCTTCAATGGTTGGCTTTTTGGGCTTGGCTGGTTTTTCTTTACTGACCTTTTCTGCTTCGATTTCTGCCCACTCTTTTTTATAGAGTGCAATTTGGTTGGTAAAGAACTGGACGCGCTCGGATGAGTCAGTAATGAATTTGGGTGCGATATCGAATAAATCCATCATGAGGCTGCCTACCGTGCAGTCTTCTAACTCATCGCCCAGCTCGGCCAATTCGATTTCATTAGGCAGCCACTCCAGAAGGTAGGCCGGATCAACATTTTCGCTTTCTAATGTGGTTGCAATGGCTTCTGCGGAATCCAAATCAGTCTCGCCATTAATTACGCTTTGCAGCGCTACCTTGATTTGCAGGGCGCGCGGAGATAAAGCCACATTGGTTGACAAATCTTCACTTTCCCCCAAATGTTTGGTTGACAGATCCGCGTTTTCCCCCAAATGTGCATCATTTATTGCTGGTGGTTTATTCTCAAAAATCTGGCTCACATCAAATTTACTGCCCCCGAGATTCACTAGTTCACCGGTGACCACTTCCGGTTTTGCCCCTTCATTTGAGGCGGTTTCTTCGGTTTTAACTGGTACTGGCTGAATCACACCAAGGTTATGACTGATGTACTCGCGTAGTTTTTTCTTATCGCTGGTGATAGCGATCGGCGCAGCTTGGATGCATGCAAAAGTAAAATCAGGGTGAAGAGCTAAAATGCCTGGTGTTTCTGAAAGCGCGTTATACCAATCAATAACGTCTTTATCTTTCATTAGCTCAGCGGCGCGATCGACTATGCTCTTTGGCGGTGCCAGTAAGTCATAGCCATTAGCCGGCTGCATGGCGTACGCGATAACTTTTTTCAGAAATACAGGGGAGTGCAGTACATCATCAGATAAACGGATCGGGGTGCCCAGTGTTGCACCTGTGCTAGTCGTCTGTGCCTTTGTCTCGGGCATTACCGGTGTTGTCTGTTTATCTCGGTACAGCTTAACGATGTTGGCCAGCGCATCCTCTCCGGCTTCTGAAACAGCACAGGAACAATATTGCTTAAAGAAATTTGAGATAACGCCGAGCTGGGCGGGACGATCTGTATATGCGAAAACCTCTTTAGTTGCTTTCACTAATGCGCCGAGTTGCGTGAGAGTGGCATCTTTGGCGTATTGCTCGCTACGAACAGACAATAGGATGTTTTGATAAAAGTTATCGTCGGTGTCCATGATCATCGCTACAACAGCGCTCATCTGTTCGCGAGTGATTGTTTCGACATCAACACCATGCAACCACAGAGCTGTAAAACGAAAATCTAAAGGTTTTGCTGATACCTTAATTAGTTCGTCATCAATTTTGGTTTCGACTTCTGGCGGCGCGATCAAACGCCATGTTTTCTTATCGTCTGCGAGCTCGTACTTTTCACACCATGTTGTACTGAATTCATTTTCTTCAGGCAGATCATCAACAATTGGCGTATCAGTAGTAACTGGTTTGAAATAATTCGATAAATCTTTACCAGCTTGCTTAGCTAAAAATGAAATAGCGAAAGGGCATTCTTTAGCAGTTTCAACATCAACTAAAATAACTGTGTCTTTTGCGTCAGAGCTTTTTTTAGCGCTCAATAAATTAAAATATATGGTCATGTTTTTTTATCTCCTTAGTAATTGAAATGCGCCCTAGGCAAACGTGTCCGACGACGTTGATTAGATAACCCAAGACGCATATCAATTGGCTCTTGAATAAAGCCAATGAAATTAGTTATTGATTACCGAACATCCGAACTCGAGATTAATAACGCTGGTGGCTTCCTTCTTATCGCCATCAATAATTGTTTCATCGCCATACATACGAAAATTCATGTCGGCATCGTTAATGCTGAAAGAGGACCAGCCCTCAGAACGTTCAAGACCAGAGGCTTTAACTAGGCGAGGCGTTGTTAAATCAGTGAACGCGCAGCGCATTGCAGACATAGCCGAAGCCCATTTACGCCCAGCTTTTTGGCATTTGAATGCGACGTAAGCCAATCCACGATTAATCATCATTCGGTGCTGTATTGGATTTAATTTCATTTCCGAACTCCTGAATTTTGGTTGCAGAAAGCCCCGGCAAAAATGCCGTAAAAAATCTCTATTAAAAAAATGGCGGTATCAGTTTTCGCTAATGCGTATTAGTTAAAAGGGTCTAATACCGCCCAAGTACTACACAGCTACTACATGGATGATGCTGTGGTGGCCTTTCGGCTATTTGTCATTAGGCGTTTAGTCAGCCAGACAACCGGTCCCCTAAGAGGCTATGGATGGAACCTCGCTAAACTTACCGCCGCATTGGTCTGCGGATTCACCACAACTGCATGAGCATTCCATCTTCAGGGTTAACTCAAGAGCGGCAGGCCTACCTCTTGAATGCTCATGCAGTTGTGCGCTCGTCTTTTCGAGCTGTATCGATTACTCGCTATCAGAGTGACGGTTAAACCAAGCAACAGCACCGCGCATGGTTTTAAAATCTTTTGATTTGGTGAAAGTCATTGCAGTAAAAGTGCCGTTATCGTTTGGGAATACGCCGGTTTTGACTGATTCGTTGTTGTTTAGGTCGTAAAAAGTGTTCATGAGATTTTCCCTTTTGCGTTTTCGTGGCTCTTTACCCACCGTCAGAATGTTTTGCTGAATGCTGCTGTACTGTTGATGTAGTTAGTTTAATGACAACTAAACAATCCTGTAAAGCATTTATTAAACATCTGGGGTTAATTAAATACTAAACTTTTGTTTTTTGATGGATTTTTAGAGAAAAAAAAGAGCCGACAGAATGTCGGCTCTTATGCTGGATGGTTACTTTTTCTGAATTTTTTTTATGATGTCATCGAGATTTCGATTCTGTAGGAGTTCTTTAAAGAGCTTGTCATAGCCCTCAACAACATCTGACAGTGCCTGTATATGCTGGTCTTTTTCACTCTCTGGCAGCCTATCAAACAGCTCTAAAAGCTTCTCCTGCCTGCTATCTAGTTGACGAGATAATGGCTTATCTTCACTGTAATCAGTGCTATCCAAGAAATTTACAGGCATACCATAGGCGCCTTCAAGACGCCGAGCCGCTTTTTCCCCGAACGAAGCCTTGCCATTTATCAGTTGCGATATATAGCTTTTTTCTTTTTCAGGTATTGAGTGATTAGAAAACCACTCTCTAAGGCGCTGACGCCTAATGTCTTTCATATCCATAGCATTAGTTTGATTAGTATTTTCTAAACAAGCAAACACTTGACTTGCTTGTTTAGTAATTATTAAACTGAGTGTATTCAATAAATAGGTGGTGTCATGAAACTTAAAGAATACACAGCGAAGTTACCTCGAGGCGGTTGTGGGGTATTGGCTAAAAAACTAGGTATTTCAAAATCTTATTTATCTCAAATGGTAACAGGTAAAGCCGCTATATCACCCACCAATGCCGTTGCAATCGAAAAAGCAACTGATGGGGTTGTGACTAGAAAAGATATGCGTCCAGCTGATTGGTACCAAATATGGCCCGAGTACGTTGAGGAAACATTAAACCAACAGGTTATGGAGGGGTGATCGGTGGAAATCAAATTGGTAGCTGAACAGTTAGAAGCGTGGGCAAGAAATGACGGCTGGTGGCCTATAACAGAGAAGATTGGGGCTCAATACGCTGGTGATCTTCTTGAGTCACTCGATATCAATGATGTGGAAGAGTGGGCGCGCCGTTGCCGTAATAACGCGCTGTTTATAAAGCGTGTATTTCGCAGCGTTACTCCGTATTACCTTCGCCAAGCAGAAGAGTTGGCTCCGGCTGTAATGACCGCAATTGATGCTGAAAATCAGCGCCTGATTGATGAGGAGCATTCTATTGCGCTTGTGGCAGCAGCTGCAAACAAAGAGTGCATGGAAGCAGTGAACGCGAAGCTAATGAATTCTCCCTTATCAGTTCAGGCCAAAGAGGTTAGAGAGGCACTTCACTCGCTGGTGGCCATGCTGCCCCCGAATACTATCCGTTTAACGATCCACGAGGTAGCGGCATGACGAAGTGGTGTGTAGAAACCTAATTTCTAATTCAGCGAGGTGGTTATGAGCAACTTACAAGAGCGTTTGCGGTGTGCTTTGCAACGTAACTTTAAAGGCGTAACCCCATCAAATGGTTATATCGACGTCAAGAAAGGCCAGCGGTTTAAAGATCATCGTGGCGCAACTGTAACAGTTCAGGGTTTGGCTGGTGGCTATGTGGTTTATAAGCGTCATGATCCTGATGCACCAAGCCAGCTCCCACTGAGATTGTTTTCTATGAAGTTCACAGAAGTGAAGGCGTAAATGGGGTCACTAATCAAACTTCTTGATAGGCCAATTGCTTATCAACCATCGTTTGCCCAGCTGCGAGTGGGAAAGATAAAGACAGGTCCCGTAGGGGCGGTCTTACTATCTCAGTTTGTGTATTGGCATAACCGCATGGACGGACGGTGGTTTTATAAAACTCGGCAAGAGATAACCAAAGAAACTGGGCTTAGCCGTGATGAGCAGGAAACCGGAAGAAAACGTCTGGTCTCTGTGGGGATCCTTGAGGAACAGTTAAGGGGAGCTCCGGCGACGATGCATTATCGTATCAATGCTGATCGCCTTGAGGCTCTTTTGCTGGCTCTAGCCCAAGAGGAATCACAGTTGGTGGAAACCCCACCAACTAGATTGCGGAAACCCCGCCAACTAGATGGCGGCAATGCACCCAACAAGATGGTGGCAACACCGCCAACTAGTCGGGGGGAACCCTGCCAACTAGCTGGCGGGATCCCCGCAAACTCTCTTACAGGAGATTACACAGAGAGTACTCAAGAGATTACACAGGATATTTCTTGTCTGGCAGACAAGCTGCCAGACGAGCCCCACGATGACGATATCGATCCAGCTCTGCGAGTTTTAAATCACCTCAATCGTGTGACTGACTCAGATTTTCGGGATGGAAAAACCACGATGGGATTTATCCGTGGTGTTTTGCAGGGCGAATACGTTGCTGACGATCTCATGCTGGTAGTTGATTACATCGCCAATGAGTGGGCAGGGCAGGACAACATGAGTTTCTACCTGCGGCCCAAAACGATATTCAGCCAAGAGAACTTCGAGGGATATTTCGACCAGGCGAGGACATGGCGGCGCAACGGCAAGCCGCAAAAGATTACCGAGCCAGCAAAAGCGAATATCGACCTACAAAACCAAGATTACTCAGGAAAACCCAAAGGGTTTAGGACTTAAAAATGTCTGGAATTAGAGAAGTTATTGTTTTTCTGGAAAATAATCCAAAGTCAAAATTTGAATCGCCAAGACTCTTGGCCTGTCAAACACATCAGTGAGAAGGGAGTTAGATTTTCTAAATAGCTTGGGCTGTCTAATTAAAACTGGGTGCAGAACGAGATATCGCTACTCGATCCCTGAGGCAAGAGAATTCGGCAAAACAAAATCGCCAGTAAAAAATATACACTTCCGGTAAAGCCGGCCGTGGTTCCGAACGTAGAGGCGAGAAAGCAAAAGATAGCAGAGCTGATTGAGAAAAGACTCTACAACCGAGCCCAAACGGCCATAGCTCAGCTCATAGCGGAATCGGGTGATCAAGATACGGTTAACTGGGCATTGGATAAAAACGCGGAGTGCACTGCCAAAACAAAATTTCATTAGTGATGAACGCCGTTGAAAATAAAATAGCATCAATGCTATTGAGCTCAATAACTCTAATCTTATTAGTAGAAAAACGTTTGAAATATAGATGCTGGTCTATTTGGTCTATTGGATGCATTGAGATTAACGCTCATAGTGGGGAGTGCGCGCATAGGTGACACGGAGGTGATTCCCGCAAGGGTTTATAAATCTATCGAGTATAATCATATGAACTTTGAGCAATTAGTATCATTACCCCATGATGGCCGAGTCGTTATCAAATGCAAAGATGGCTCTGTATCCTCCATGAGAATTCTTAATAATCGAGAGCACGTAGCCACTGTCGAGGGATTTATCGAGCTAATGCTGGATGCCGACTATAGGAGTGCTATAATCCAACTTCGCCAGCCTGAATAACTGGCGACTGAATGCTGCGCTATTTAGGTTATTGAAATGGCGCAAACAACGAAATACTGCATTGCCGCACTGATCGCTATAGAGGTTGGTGCTTTAGTGTATCTATCATCCTGCGGGGTGATAGCATGATCGCAATTCTCACCGCGAACACTCAGCCACGTCTTGGGCTTGTCACGTTCCAAGCAGGTAGAAAAATTAAATTCCGTGATGGTATGCGTTACGCCATTATTGAGCTTAACTCGGCCCAAGAGCACCTAAGTTCTGGCATTGTACCTGCTGTTAATCAAATTGAAGCGTTAAATCCCCAATCCCAAGGCTTATACGATAATGATCGCGCGTTTGGCCTATGTGGTGGGACAGCATCGCTAGATCACTATGTTCTGTGGCTGAGTAAATGCCAATGGTTAGGATGTGAAGCGAAATTTTACGAACCATTCCCCGTTGGCGATAACGGCTCTGTCTGTGTATGCCGCTCATGTAAGAATAAACTCAACATCCAAGAAACCCCGCGTCAATTCACAGAGATAGCCCGGCAGAACCGTATCTCTTTCATGCTCAATCATATCTGTGAAGCAATGGGGCAACCGGCAGAACGCCAGCTTAGTGAATCTGAAATTATCATGTGGTGTCTTCGCAATGGCCTTCGTTCAATATTCCCTACAGCGTTGCTGCATAGAGTTCTGGGAATGAAGGCTAGCGCAAGTACTGGCCGCGAATGTGACATTGCGCCCTCGTATGACCCACAGGAATTACTCGATAAGCGCTTATCGGAGGTGGGGAATGGCTAACCTCATGGCTCGCAACGTCGCACTAAAACCGGCGAAGAAACCCCGTAAAAGCCACGTTATCAAAAATGCAGCGCAAGGCCGTGAGTGCAACGTTCGCATACCAGGTGTGTGTAATGGAAATTCTGAGACTGTGGTTTTAGCGCATTACCGGCTGGCTGGTGAATGTGGCACAGGCATTAAACCTGATGATTCACTTGCCGCATTTGCCTGCAGCAGCTGTCACGATGAAATTGATCGCCGCACGCACATCTTTGACAACAGAACAGCGCGCCTTTATCACGCTGAGGGCGTTTTCCGTACACAGTCCATCCTTAGAAAAGAGGGAATACTGAAATGACGCCAAGCCAAAGAAAAAAAAACTTAGATAATGCTTGGAGGGTTGTTGCTGGTGCGCCTCGTAAGTCATATCTTGGGAAGGGCAGAAAATTGACACCGGTGCAGAATCGATGGGTTAGAAGTTTGCTGTCTGTATGGGGTGAAATATTTGGTGGCAGCACATGTTATTTCCTCTCTGGCGGTGGTGGTATGTGGGGAAGGATAGTTCAGGAAGAATGGAATGATGATCAAATGGAGCGATTTGGATGCGTTTTCACCCAGATGCGAGAGCTAGGATATTGCGGTGAGGAACTTATAAAGAAATCGGCGGAAATACTTTGGCCAAAGAAATCGCTGAACTCAATGTTAGCGAGAGCGGATAATAAAGAGCAGGCAGACTTTATCGAAAAGGCTATTTTGAAAGCATTTTCTATAAGTAGCCCGATATACATCTTCGGAAAGATGTACTATACAGGCATAGATAGCAACTACACCAATATGGGCGATAAATTGCGTGAGCGGTACGCCCCTTTTTTAACGAAGAAACAAAGCGAGGATCGCGTTAGGTGGTGCATTGATTTATTCAACACAGCAGCCTTCGATGCGATAAATGCAGAGATTCGCGCCGAACGTGCTTTTAACTTTCAAAAAAAACTTGAAAACGAGTAATGAAAGTGTATCATTCAGGTATGCTTTCGCAAAGCTGTACCTGAAAAGCAAAGAACATACAGACAACCCGCCAACGTGCGGGTTTTTGCGTATCTGGGGCAGATAAATGAAAGCTAACATCATCTAACTAAAACGCTAGGTAACAAAATAACGCTAACTGATTGTATCAATCGTATTTATTGGATACGTTATAGTTGCCGTGGCGGTAGATTGGTTTGTGGGAAAAAGTGATCGGGGTGAGTCGTCACGGCACCCAGTACATCACTCAGCGAAGAAGGGTAAACCGGAGCGTTTGGTGTGCTGAATCATTTAAAGCTCCAATATATTATTTAGTTACTATCACTATCACTATTGCTTTTGGTAGAAAGCAACATTCAGTTCCTTAAAGCAATTTCACAGTGAGCATTATGCGTTAGCTAGCAGAAGTATACCTGCGATGAATTTCCTTTTAGGAATGAGGATGATTGATTGAGTGGGGTTTTTATGTATTTTAAGAAAATCAGATGCTTATTAGGATGGCATTATTGGATTACTCTGCCATACAGGAATAGTGATTGGTGGCTTGATTCAGATGAAAATGAAAAGAAGGTTTTCAGAATAGTTTTCCGAAAGTGCCTCATATGTGGTCGAGTTGAAGCTATTCATACTAAAATCCCCGTTTACCTTAAATAGGTTGTGTGCTGTACAACTGCATGAGCCATCTTCATGTAGCATCGAATACAGGTGCGGGCCTTTCAAACGATGGAGATGGCTCAGCCGATTGCGTTGATGCTGTATTTCAGGCAGCCATAATATAGAACAATAGCAATATTAAGATTAATGACGCAGCTAAGGCTTGCAGGCCTATAAGCCATTCGCTCATGAAAACTCTCATATGTTCACCTTTACATTCCTTTGTTAACCCAGTAAAACACTCGCATATAGGATATAATAATTTATCTCCAAATCTAGTAATTAAGTACTTAGATGTATGAGATTACAGGTGAAACATTATTAGCTCAAAATCGATAATATGATGAGCTAAGCATTCTCTCTTAATCCTATAACTATATTTAGAGGCTACTTTCGGGTATTTTTTATCTTTGCTGGATTGCATCTCCGTATTTAATCATTTTGTAAGACACTTATACTTATGCCTGAATGCATTTCCTCCGGGTTATGAGTTTCAATAATCACGTTCCATATACCTTCATAAGGTACCCCTATCAAAGCAGGAAAGTCCATAAATGATCCTCCGTGATAATTGGTCCAATTTTCCAGTCGGAACTTGTTATAGTATTTTGCGTTGATTAAAAGGACTTTTGCTGGTGCAGGACACATAACTTTAACGTAGCTGTCTGTCGTGAGGTATAGTTGGGTCTGTTTCATTAGATGAACTCCATGTTCAAAAAAACTACTGCCTAATGTAAAAACAGTGGTGCATCAAGTGATTGCAATCAATTGCACAAGGGTAACTAAATAACAAAGTGACCAATTATGTATAAGTGGCCAAAGCCAATAATGCAACTTTGTATATAGTTATATTGATAAATAATTGACCTGCGTCATTATTAAATATGTTTTTTTGTAAATTAATCGTTTCAAATATTCGTTACATGTAAGTCTCATTTCCACTTCATTGAGCCCAATTAAAAACCATCCACACACTAAACACTTTCTAGCTGAGAGTGGTTTTACTGCTGGGCGCTATTCACTAAATAACCCTACCGCGCTGGTGGATGGGGGAGAACATGAAAATGGATAAGACCCCTGACCTATGGGCTCTCATACTCGCTTGGCTTGCAGGTCATAAATCGGAAGGAAGTTATTCAGCCTTAGCATTCTTGGTTGCCTTTTTGCGAGGCGTTTATTCTGGGGATTCTCCTGTGTGGCGTCGTTTACTCGATGCCGCTCTTTGTGCTGTTTTAGCTTTCTTTATTAAAGATGCACTAATGCTATTAGGCGTAGATACCGAGTGGTCATACATCGGCAGCGTATTTATTGGCTTCCTAGGTATCGATTACTTTAGTTCACTTTTACGTCGAGTGGTCGGCAACAAAGCAGGTCTTCCCCCTCAACAGTAAGGCAATTCAATGGATCTCGAACAGTTTCAACAGGCGGCTGATATTAGCGCCGGATTAGCTGCGCGTTGGTTTCCGCACATCGATGCCACAATGAAAGAATTTGGTATTACGGCGGCAACCGATCAGGCGATGTTTATTGCTCAGGTAGGGCATGAGTCTGGTGGTTTCCGTCAGGTTGTTGAATCACTGAATTACTCACCAGGAGCGCTGGTGGCTGTATTTGGTAAGCGTATTACTCAACAGCAGGCCAACGCACTTGGCAGAACGACGCTGCAACCAGCGCGACAAGATGCGATCGCCAATTTGGTCTACGCAAATCGCTTAGGTAATAAAGCCTCCGGCGATGGTTGGAAGTATCGAGGCCGTGGCCTTATCCAAATTACCGGACTTGATAACTATCGTGCATGCGGCGCTGCGCTAAAGCTTGATTTGGTGACTAAGCCAGAATTGCTCGAGCTCGAGCTGCAAGCCGCGCGTTCTGCTGCATGGTTCTACACATCAAAAGGCTGTATGGCCTACGGTGCTGACGTTTACCGAGTAACGCAGATTATCAACGGTGGCTTGAACGGTATCGATGATCGCAAGGTACGTTACAACAAGGCGCGGGCGGCGCTGATGGTATGAGAGCCTTTGCTGGGTTACTCAAGATTTACTGGAGGCCACTAACGTTAATAGCGCTGGTGGCTTTGTCGCTATTTGGAGCTTATTCAGTCGGCCATGACAGCGCTGATAAATCTTGGCAGTTGGAATGGGCGAAGCGTGATAAAGCGGATTCTGATGCTCTAGCCCAGCGACAGGCAGACGAACGAGCAGAAGAGCAACGCAGGCAACAGGCAGCAAATCAGGCGGTTAATGATGCAGATGAAGATAACAAACGGCTTAAAGCTGATGCTATTAATGCTAAGCGTTCTGCTGACGGGGTGCGGGAACAGCTCTCACAACTCAGGCGCCAATTTGCAGACAGTGAAACCGGCAAGCTTTCCAGTGCTGCCAGCGCAAGCGCGTCAAAGTCCCAAGCCATCATATTGCTTACCGAGTTGCTCAGCGAATCAAACGAAGCAGCAGGAAAGTATGCAAAAGAGGCTGACCGTGCTTATAGCGCCGGACAAACCTGTGAACGCATCTATGACAAAGTAAGCGGGCAGTAGGCATTATGGCGGCCATTCACTGAGTAATCTACTCATTCTCAGCTAACCTTCTATAAGGGAGCCCTTACGGTTACCATTTGGGTTATAACTAATAGGAGGTAGCATGAAAGAAGTTAAAGTTTCATTGATCACCCCTTCATTTCCGCTGACAGGAAGAATTATAGATGAGGATGATATTCGTTATCTAGAAGTTGACGATAACTCGTTAGCCACCATGGTGATGTCAAAGGTTAATCAGGGAACACAATTAGAAATATATATCAATGGGAATAATGATGGTCACTATATCTACATAGCAAAAAGTGATGGAATAATACTTTTTGCTAAGGGGGATATTGAGAAGATTATGCGCAAATAACATACCGCCTACGGGCGGTTTTTTTACGGGTCCTTTCTGGAATTTCAAACACCGAGGGGGCGGCTACACGCGGTAAACGGCAAATTTTAGATAAATTTTCTCATAGGTCACCGTTGGTGGCCTTTTTTATTGGAGCCGCTATGCCAGCACGAATTCCAAGAGCTTGCCGTAAGCATGGCTGTCGAGATACTACCACCGACCGCAGCGGTTATTGCGATGAGCACCGTAATACAGGATGGGAGAACCATCAGCAGGGTAAGAGCCGCCACGAACGTGGCTACGGTAGCAAGTGGACCCTCATTCGTAAGCGCATCCTTAAACGTGATAAGTACCTGTGCCAAGCATGTTTGCGCAAAGGGCGAGCCATACCCGCGACCACGGTTGACCATATCAAACCTAAGAGCCACGGCGGTACCGACGACGATGCCAACCTTGAGGGATTGTGTTGGCCTTGCCATCGAACCAAGACAGCAACGGACCGAATGAAATGACGCAAGAAGAGCAAACAGTATTGATGGCTAAAGGGCTGATAGCTTCATTACCCGAAAATAAGCAGCAGGCTGCACAACAATGCATTGAAACGATTAGAAGCCTTCTAGAGGCACATCCAGACGGCGAAGCACTCCTTGCGTTGACGTTGGTCGGTGCTGAGATTCAACGTGCCTCGTGAATGGTAATGATTGTCGTTTTATTGTATTTATCATTGCATATTGAATGATTTCACGTCAAACCATATTCGTTCTCATTTCAGTGGGAGGGGGGGATCAAATCTCTACCCCTCTCAACCTAAAGGACCGCCGCTTTACCTCTTTCCGGATCGCCGCAGGTTAGAAAACTTTTTTTTGGGGCCCCCAACCGATGATTAATAGGAGTTTTCGATTATGTCAGGACCACCGAAAACCCCGACCCATCTACGTTTGGTGAAGGGTAACCCATCAAAACGCGCCATAAACAAAAACGAACCCAACCCTCCCTCAGGGGTACCCCCAATTCCGAAGCATTTTGATAAGCGTGGGAAGTATTGGTTTAAGCGGATGGGGGAGGAGTTGGACGCCGTTGGCGTGATGTCCACCTTAGATGCTAAAGCACTAGAGTTGCTCGTTGAAGCGTATACCGAATATCGCCACCACTGCGAAGTGCTAGATGAGGAGGGATATACCTATCAAACGGGCTCAGCTACGGGGGAAAAGATCGTGAAAGCCCATCCAGCTGCAGCGATGAAAGCAGACGCATGGAAACGTATCCGCGCAATGCTATCTGAGTTTGGTATGACGCCTGCGAGTCGATCTAAAGTCGAAATTAAAGCACCGGCAGGCGAAGACCCGTTCGCCGAATTCTTAAAAGCGAGAGACTAAATGGCAAAGGTGGCTGATGGTATTCGCTACGCTGAAAAAGTCGTGGCGGGGGAAATCATTGCTTGTGATCTGGTTAAGCTAGCTTGCCAGCGTTTTCTAGATGACCTCAAAAACGGTGAGAAGCGCGGTGTCTTTTTCAGTGAACCTCGCGCTCAACATATCCTTAATTTTTATAAATTCGTTCCCCACGTGAAGGGTAACCTAGCCGGAAAACCTATCGAACTGATGGATTGGCATGTTTTCATTCTCATCAATATTTTTGGGTTTGTGATCCCGCTAGTGGATGAAAATACCGAAGAGGTGGTGCTACGCAATGATGGCAGTGGCCGTCCTGTGATGGTGCGACGTTTTCGAACGGCCTATAACGAAGTGGCGCGTAAAAATGCTAAATCAACACTCTCCTCGGGTGTCGGTCTTTATATGACGGGCGCGGATGGAGAAGGTGGGGCTGAGGTTTACTCTGCTGCCACGACTCGCGATCAGGCGCGTATCGTTTTTGACGATGCAAAAAGCATGGTCAAGCAAGCAAAACCCACGCTCGGGCGATTATTTGAATTTAATAAGCTCGCTATCTTTCAAGAGCAAACCTCATCGCGGTTTCTCCCCCTATCCAGTGAGGCGAACAACCTTGATGGCCTTAACATTCATTGCGCGGTGGTCGATGAACTGCATGCACATAAAACCCGTGATGTGTGGGATGTTTTGGAAACGGCGACCGGCGCACGTTTGCAATCTTTACTCTTTGCCATAACGACGGCAGGTTTTAATAAAGAAGGGATCTGCTACGAACAGCGCGACTATGCCATTAAGGTGCTGCGTGGGCAGGTGGATGACGATACCTTTTTTGCCATTATTTTTACGCTGGATGCGGATGATGATCCCTTTGATGAGACGGTATGGCAAAAGGCCAATCCCGGCTTGGGTATTTGTAAGCGTTGGGATGATTTGCGCCGTCTTGCCAAAAAAGCCAAAGAGCAGGTATCAGCGCGTATTAACTTCTACACCAAGCATTTAAATATTTGGGTGACCGCTGAGTCTGCGTGGATGGACATGCTGAAATGGGATAAATGCGAATACCTTGCCCCTCAGCATGAACTAAAAACCTACCCAATGTGGGTGGGTGTAGACCTATCTAACAAAATTGATATTTGTGCGGCGGTCAAAGTATGGCAGGCCAACAATGGCCATGTGCATGCTGATTTTAAATTCTGGTTACCTGAAGGGCGATTAGAACGATGTTCGCGCCAACAGGCAGAGCTTTATCGCAAATGGGCTGATATGGATAAGCTCATTCTGACAGACGGTGACGTTATCGATCATGGGCAGATTAAAGAAGAGCTGCAAATATGGGTAACGGGCGAAAGCCTTAAAGAGATTGGTTTTGACCCATGGAGCGCGACACAGTTTAGTCTGGCATTAGCGGAAGAAGGGTTGCCGCTAGTGGAGGTGCCGCAGACGGTGCGTAATTTTTCTGAGGCAATGAAGGAGCTCGAAGCCTTGGTTTATGGGGGGCGTTTCCATCATAGCAACCATCCCGTGATGAACTGGATGATGTCGAACGTCACGGTAAAACCAGATAAAAATGACAATATCTTCCCCAATAAATCGACGCCGGAGGCCAAAATTGATGGTCCCGCGGCGCTGTTTACTGCCATGAGTCGATTACTGGTCAACGGTGGTGACGTGGGTGATAGCCTTTCCACACACATCGAGACCTACGGCCTTCGTTCCCTCTAACGGTTTAACCATTATGTCTTTACCACATTTTTTTACCGCCTTGTCGATCTTGGTGGGGCTCGCTGGCGCGCTTTTTTTGACGTATGGCGTGTGGCGAATATATCCGCCTGCAGGATTTATTGTGGCTGGCCTGTTGTGTTTGGTCTGGTCTTTCTTGGTGTCTCGGATGTTGGGTACCCAGACGGGGAAACCCGATAAGGAGGGGTGATGTTCTTTCCGGGTATGTTCCACAAGTCGGGTGATAAGGCGATGACACCACAGGCGCTCAGTGAGCTTATCGGCATTTCCTATGACACTTACGTAGGCAAAAGAGTAAGCCCACAGTTGGCCATGCAGCTTACCGCGGTATTTGGGTGTGTTCGCGTGTTAGCTGAATCGGTGGGCATGTTGCCTTGCTCTCTGTATGAACAATTAGATCGTGGAAGCAAAAAGGCTATTAAAGAACGGCTTTATAAGCTGCTTTCGGTCAAACCTAACGGCTATATGACCCCCCAAGAGTTTTGGGAATTACTCATCGCCTGTTTATGTCTGCGCGGTAACTTTTTTGCGTACAAAGTTATGGCGCTGGGGGAGGTTGTCGAGTTGCTCCCGCTCGATCCCGGTAGCGTTGTCGCCAAACTAAACAGCCAGTGGGAGCCGGTCTATCAGGTGACGTTTCCCGATGGTTCAAGTGATACCTTGAGCCAGAAAGAGATTTGGCATGTGCGTATCTTTACGCTCGATGGCCTCAATGGACTAAGTCCGATTGCGTATGCACGTCAGGCGATCGGGCTGGGGATGGCAACGGAAGAGCATGGCTCACGCCTTTTCAGTAATGGCGCGGTCACCAGTGGGGTACTGGAAACGGATCAGACGCTATCGGATGAGGCCTTTAATCGCTTAAAAGGCGATTTTGAAGATAGGCATCAAGGGTTGGCGAACGCCCACAAGCCAATGATTTTGGAGATGGGACTGAAATGGAACCAAATCAGTCTCTCAGCTGAAGATGCTCAGTTTTTAGAAACCCGTAAATTTCAGCTCGAGGAGATTTGCCGTATTTTCCGTGTGCCCATGCATCTGGTGCAAAACACCGATCGTGCGACGTTCAACAATATTGAGAACCTTGGGATCGGCTTTATTAATTACTCGCTTGTTCCCTACCTCACACGCATTGAACAACGAATTAACCTTGGATTAGTGAGGGCCAGCAAACAAGGGCAGCTATACGCCAAATTCAACGTTGGGGCGTTGTTACGCGGCGACATGAAATCTCGTTTTGAAGCCTACGCCACCGCCATCAACTGGGGAATGTACTCCCCTAATGATTGCCTCGAATTAGAAGATCGTAACCCGCGTCCGGGCGGTGATGTGTATCTCACACCGATGAATATGACCACGAAGCCGACCGACAGCGCAAAACCTAAACCACAGGAAGAACCCAATGACGATGATCAAACAACGTCTTGATGTGCCACTGAAACTCAAGTCAGTCAGCGACAGCGGTGAGTTTGAGGGCTACGGCTCGGTGTTCGGCGTCAAAGATTGTTTCGATGACATCGTTGTACCGGGTGCCTTTACTAAATCGCTCAGCCTTTGGCGCGAAAAAGGCAGCTTACCGGCAATGCTCTGGCAGCACGATATGCAAGAGCCCATCGGGATTTATACCGAGATGAAAGAGGATGAGGTGGGGCTCTTTGTTCGGGGGCGATTACTCATCGATGATGACCCTCTCGCCAAACGCGCACATGCCCACATGAAGGCCGGTTCTTTAACCGGCCTTTCTATTGGCTACGCGCTGAAAGATTACGAATACGACCGCACTAAAGAAGCTTTCTTGCTTAAAGAGATCGACCTTTGGGAGGTCAGTCCGGTGACGTTCCCTGCCAATGATGAGGCGCGTGTGAGCGATGTGAAATCCGCATTTGCGCGTGGGGAGACGCCATCACCCAAAAGTATTGAGCGAGTCCTGCGAGACGTTGGACTTTCCAAAAGCCAAGCCAAGGCATTTATGGCGGATGGCTACAGCGCACTTTCACAGCGAGACGCTGGCGACCTGAGCGCGGCATTAAATGCACTGAAATCAATCAATTTTAATCAGGAGTAACACCATGGCTGTAGATATTAAAGACATTGAACAGGTCGCGAACGAGCTGAAAGGGAACTTTGACGAATTCCGCCAGAAAAATGATAAGCGCCTTGAGGCTATCGAGCAGGAAAAGGGCAAGCTGTCTGAAACCGTGGAGACACTTAACGGCAAACTGACGGCGCTGGATGCATTGAAATCGGCATTGGAAGAGGAGCTGGCGGCGGTAAAACGTCCCGGTGGTGGCAGCGGTTCGAAAGCGGCGACTGAGCATAAGACGGCATTCGGTCAGTTTGTGCGTAAGGGTAAAGAAGATGGGTTGGCCGATCTGGAACGTAAAGCGATGCAGACCACAACCGATCCAGATGGGGGCTATGCGGTACCGGAAGAACTGGATCGCAATATCATCAGCGCGTTGAAAGATGAAGTGGTGATGCGTACCGAATGTAACGTGATCACCATGGGGACTCCAAACTATAAAAAATTGGTGAATCAAGGTGGGACGAATAGCGGCTGGGTAGGGGAAACCGACGCGCGTCCTGAAACTAACACCTCAAAGCTGGCAATTATTGAGCCTGTTTGGGGTGAGATTTACGCCAACCCGATGGCTACGCAAACCATGCTCGATGATGCGTACTTTGACGTAGAGAATTTTATTACCACGGAGCTCACGCAGGAGTTTGCTGAGCAAGAAGAGATTGCTTTCACCAACGGCGATGGCAGTAAAAAACCCAAGGGCTTACTGACCTATGGCAGTACGGAGGAAGCGGATAAGGATCGTGCTTGGGGCAAGCTGCAGCATTTGTTGGCGGCTAAACCGACGGCCATTACCGCTGATGAAATCATCAAGCTGGTGTATACGTTACGCAAGCCGTACCGCAACGGCGCACGCTTTATGATGAATAACAACACATTGTTTACTGTGCGTACGCTGAAAGATTCACAGGGTAACTACCTGTGGCAGCCGGGCTTGCAGTTGGGCCAGCCGTCTTCGTTGCTGAGCTATGGCATTGCGGAGAACGAACAGTTCCCCGATATCGGCGGGGATGCCACACCGATTGGCTTTGGTAACTTTAAGCGCTGTTTCACCATTCTGGATCGCATCGGTGTTCGTATGCTGCGTGATCCGTACACCAAAAAACCGTTTGTCGGTTTCTACACCACAAAACGTGTGGGCTCGATGATGGTGGACAGCCATGCGGTGAAACTCCTCAAACTGGCGGCAGCGCCAGCCTCTAAATAATCCCGTGGCGGCGTTATGCCGCCTTTCTTGAGGTGCTTATGACGCCAGAATTAGAGGAACTACGCCAACAGTGCCGTATTGATGATAAGAGCGAAGACGCACTGTTAACGCTCTATGCACAGGCGGCCAAGGCTGCTGCTGAAACCTTCTTAAACCGCACGCTGGTGGAGAAAGAACAGGATGTTTCGGGCGATGCGCTGCTATTGACGACCGATATCAAGCTGGCATTGATGATGATGGTGGGACATTGGTATGCCAACCGTGAAGCGGTCAGCCCAGAGCAATTAATGCCGGTGCCTTTCTCCTATCGTGCGCTGCTCGAGCCTTATCGGTTTAAACCATTATGAAGCCTCTTTCAGCTGGCGAGCTGAATAAACGCATTACATTGAGGCGGATTGAGCAACGGCGTGGCCCTCTCGGGGAGCCGTTGCCGGATGAGCCGGTTAACGTGGCAAAGCCATGGGCGAAGGTTGAGCCGATTTCCGATCGCAAGATCCGCACATCCGAACAGCAGCAGGTTGTCCAGACCTATCAATTTACGCTACGGCCACGTGCGGATGTTGCGCAGGATTGGCAGGTTGTTTTTGGTCAGCAGTTCTTCACTGTGCGCTCAACCGATCGCACGCAGGCCGATCGGCTCATCATTACGGCGGAGGCAGATATTCGTCATGATAGAACTGGCCATTAAAACCGAACTGGAAGCGCTCACTGGCCTGCCGGTGTATCCCTTATTGCTCCCTGCGGATGTGGTTGAGGGGATCACCTATCAATGCGTGTCCGATCCACCGCTTGAAACAGGGCTTGTGCGGACCTCGGTAGTGCGTGCGCGTTTTCAGATACGCATCATTATTCTTAATGATTACACGCGATTGAAAACGTTAGATCGGCAGATTTGGGGAAAGTGGCAGGCGATACGCCACGGCTTTATTGCCGATTTTCCTGTTCAGTATGTCGAGCGCGGAAACCTACGAGAAACACCGACCCCGCAAACCAGTAACCAGCAACTCTATGATCTCTTACGGGAGTATTTCATTACGTATGCCGAGGTTTCCCCATGATCACTATCGAGGTGAAGGGGATGCAAGAGCTTGAGCGACAATTATTGGCCATGGGGGATAAGGCCGTCAAAGTAATGCGTAACGCGGGGCGCGAAGCATTGGCTCCGGTACTGGAAGATATGAAAGCGCACGCTGGATTCGACGACGCCAGCACCGGTGAGCACATGCGCGATACCATCAAAATCCGCAGTACCAGCCGCATGAATGACGATAAGTATCTTACGGTGATTACGCTGAGAGTAGGCCCCAGCAAAAAGCACCATATGAAAGCGCTGGCGCAAGAGTTCGGCACCATCAAGCAGGTGGCAGCGCCGTTTATCCGTCCTGCCATGGATTACAACAAATCCCGCATTCTTCGCGTTCTCGCCGTCGAGTTACGCGCCGGTATTGAACAAAACCAATAGCACTCGCTATACCAACCAAATGAAGAGAGAAAACAATGGCTGATGATAAAAAAACTTCGCCAGAATACGCCATGCTGCCTGCGGGTACCGTGGTGAAATGGGGCGTGGTAGGCGCTGAGGTTGCCGCGTTAAAACCGCTGATTAACTGTAAGGCGTTGGGGGCAACGGGGCAGACGGGTAGCTTTGTGGATTGCACCACGCTGATTGATACCAGCAAACAGTTTATTTCTGATTTACCGGAGGGGCCTGAAAAATCGCTGGGCTTTGTTGACGATCCGGATAACGAAGATTTTGCTGATTTCTTAAATGCCGCTGAAGCACGTCAAACGGTGCAGTTCTATATTGAGCTACCGAACCGCCGAACGGCCACAATGCTGCTGGCGTTATCCGGTTGGCAGATGAACGAAATCACCGCTCCGGCAAGTGAGGTTATCCAGATCACCGTACAGGGTAAACAAAACAACCTGAAGTGGGGTGTGGTCCCAAAGCCGTGATCAACGTATCGGCTCAACCTACTGGCGCAACACTGGCGGTAGGCGATGCGTTGAATTTATCAGTCACCGCCTCGGCAAGCGACGGCGCGGCACTGTCTTATCAGTGGTTTAAAGACGGCAAAGCGGTACCGGGTGCCAACGCGAATACGCTGACCAAAGCGTCCGTCACGGCGAGCGATGCAGGAACCTATCACGTGGTGATTTCCTCTGCGGCACTAATGCCGGTCACCAGCTCGGACGCGGTTATCGCGATTTCTTAATCTCTTATGCGGCCTACGGGCCGTTTTTTATATCAAGGACATGCTATGAAAAACCTGAAAACGGCGTTGCTCACCCCTTCAGCCAATATTCTTGCCTGCCAGCTGTTTGGCGCAAACGTCTCTATTCGCCAACTGACATTGGGCGAGCTTTATGACTACGAGGCAAAGCTCAAGGCACTACAAGATAAAGAGGATGCGCACGCAACCAGCCTGCTCGGTGCTGAGTTAGTGTTAAGCGCCATTGTTGATGAGACGGGGGTAGCTATTCCCGCTGAACAGTTGCCGACCGCCGATGAGCTACTGCGTGCTCACGCAAATACCGCGCTGCTCGATGCCAGCCTATTAGTCCAGCGCCACAGTTACGGCACGCTGGAGGAAGCGCAAAAAAACTAACCGACTCCCCTCTGCTTCGGCTGATATTCACATTAGCCGATCGTTGGGGGGAGGCAGACCCGAGAAAAATTGCCGCGTTGCCTGCCAGCATTTTGCAACATTGGCGTGCGTTCTTTGCACTTGACGATCCTGCCCCGCCAGAAAACCCACACACCGAAACCGAGCCCCCTTTACCAGCGTTACTGAAAAGTGATGTTGAGGCGCAGTGTGCGGATGTCATGAGGAAATTAAACCTATGAGTGATGTTGCCAGTTTAGCGGTCGCGCTCCACCTCAACTCGGCAGGATTTAAGTCGCAGATTGTGGATGCATATCGCAGCGCAGAAACCGCTTCGAAAAGTTTCACCGCCAAGGCGCAGCAAGAGTCGGCTAAAACCAGCGTGGCATTGGCACAAACCGGCGCGCAGGCGCGTAATACCGGCGTTCAAATTCGCTCATTATCTGATGCGCTGAGTCAATCAGGCGGCGGGTTTGAGCAGATCCGTACTATCGTGAGCAGTTTTGCATCGGGGAGCAACGTTGCTGCAGGTACGCTCGCCAATGCCTTGATCCCGAGCATTGAGCGAACGCTCACCGGGTTCGATAAGTTGTCTGTTAGCTGGGATTCTCAGCGTGAACTGGCGCGGGTATCCGCGCAGGCCAGCGCCGAGGCTGCCAGCAAGCAGATTGAAAACGCACAAGCGGCGCGAACGCAAGCGCAAGCGCAGATGGCCACGGCAAAACGGAGTCGCGAAAGTGCGCAGGCATCCCGCGAGCAGGCGCAGGAGTTAGCGCGGTTTTATGCCGCTCAGACACAGGTTAACCAGCAATACGGCCTTGCGGTTAGCTATCAGGATGAGTACGTCAAAATCAATCGACAGGTCAGGGAGGCGGATCTTGCCGAGGCTAAGGCCAAACAACAAATGGCTACGGCGTCCAAGGCTGTCTTGGCAGCCGATGTGAGTGAGGCCGCGGGGAAAACGCAACTTCTGAGTTCGCTCAATCAGATTAGTGTGGCTAACCAGAAAGTCTCATTTTCTGCGCGTGCGGCAGCAGTCAGTACCGGATTAATGCGTAGCGCAATGAGCTTGCTCGGTGGTCCCGTAGGGCTAGGGATCATGGTGGCAGTGTCTGCGGCCACCGCTCTGTATACCGCTTATCAGCGTAATGAAGCTGAAATGAAGGGATTCAATGCGGCATTGATGAAAAGCGGTAATGCTGCGGGTATGACGGCTAATGATCTGCGAACTCTAGCCACGCGTTTAGGGGGAACAGAAAGCGCAGTAAAAGCCGTAACAGCAGCGGCATCAGCCGGGTTTACGGGAGATTTGCTCTCTGAGGTTTCTTCTCTCGCTCAGCAAATTGAAGATGTGGGCGGAAGTGCTGATCAGTTAGTGTCGCAACTGGGTAGCTTACGTGATGATCCATTAAAAGCGATGGAGTCTTTGACGAATCAAGGTATCGTGCTCAATGGCACCATTATCCAGCAGATAGCAAGCCTAGAACGACGTGGGCAGAATATCGCAGCGAGCGATCTGGCACAAAAAGAGGCGGCGGCCGCGGCACAGCGTAACCTTGATGAGCAGAAAAAACGCACAGATGAACAGTCAAAGTCAGTGCGTGAATTGGGGTTAAGTTGGCGCATGGTGAGCGTTGCCATGGGTGATGCGGGTATTGCAGCCGCGCAGATCCAGCAGGTGAAAGTTGTTGGGGAAAATGTCAAAGAGCAGCAAAAACAGGCTGATGAGCAGCTTAAGTTAGAGAAGAAAAAGCAGCAGCAGGCGCTTGAGACGCTTCGGCTGGAGAATCAACTTAATGCGGCCTATGTTGCCGGTAAAGACCCGGCGAAAGAAAGAGCCACACTGACGGATGCGCTCGAGAAAAGATACAAAGCTGGGAAAATTTCGGCTGAGGAATATACGCAGACCTTAAAGGGGCTAAACAAGCAGTTTGCGGATAAGTCAGTGTCTTCAAAAGCCTATCAGGAAAATGAGGGCGCAAAACGCCTCCAGCAACTCCAAGAACAAGCTGCCGTATTACGTAGCCAGCAGTCAGAAGCCGACAAGCTCACGGATTCTGAGCGCAAGCTGGTGGCCTTTAAGCAAGAGATTGCAAGCTATCAAGGCAAGCAGTTGACCGCTGGCCAGAAGAGCGTGCTGGCGGTGAAAGATCAACTCAGCGCACAACTGCAAGAAAACGTCTCGCTGGAAAAAGCCAACCAGCAGCGCCAGCTTGCCGTGAAGTTGCAGGAACAAACTCGGGATGCTGTTAAGCAAACTTCTTCGCTCCAGCTTGAGCAATCCAACAAATTGGCGGAAATGAGCTTATCTCAGCCTGCCTATGAGCAAATGCTCGAGGAGCAAAAGATCCGCGAGGATTTTACCCAGCGCCGCGTGCAGCTAGAGCAGGAGGTGACAGATAAAAACTCCGCCCTTTACACCCAGCAGACAGCATTTTTAGCTAGTGAACAGCAAAAGCAACTCGACATTGTACGCAGTAGCGCCGATGAACGCGCTAAAGCGGAGGGAAGCTATTCGTTAGGATTCCGCAAAGGGGTATCCGATTGGGTAACAACCTCCAAAAATGCGTATGCGCAGATGCGCGATTTGGCTGTCAGTAGTTTTGATGCCATGGCTGATGGTGTCGCGACCTTTGCCACAACGGGTAAGTTCAATTTCAGCAGCTTTGCTACGTCGGTTATCGCTGACCTCATCAAAATTCAGACCCGCATGGCGGCATCCAGCCTGCTTTCATCCCTGTTTGGTATTGGTATGAGTGCTGCAGGTGCAGCAGCCGGTGGCGCGGCGAGCGGCTCCGGTGGTGCTACGGGCGATATGGGGATGGGGACTGGCTGGCAAAACTATGTTCCCAATGCCAAGGGGGGCGTATATGCGTCGCCGTCACTGAGCGCCTTTAGTGGGCAAATTGTCGATCGTCCGACTACGTTTGCTTTCGCAAAAGGGGCGGGGCTTATGGGGGAGGCGGGGCCGGAAGCCATTATGCCGCTCAAGCGTGGCGCTGATGGTTCGCTCGGTGTTCGCATGGTTGGCGCAAATCAGCAAGCAATGAGCGCCGCGCCGCAGGTCACTATCCACATCGATGGCTCAGGGAATACGGCGACCCAAGCCACGGTGGGCTATGAGCAGTTTGGTGCTGATATTGGTCGCTATGTCGATCAGCGTTACCGCACGTTGCGCGATCGGGACCTGCGACCAGGTGGAACTATTCAACGAGCGATAAAGGGGCGCTGATGGCTATCGAAACATTTCAGTGGAGCCCCCGCACCAACGCGGCAGCGGATGCAACTTTCCGAATACGTAAAGCGCAGTTCGGGGACGGATACGCGCAGGTGGCGGGTGATGGGATTAATTTTCGCGCCCAGAATTGGGATCTTAATTTTGTGGGAAGTGAGGCTTATATCTCAGCGATCGCGGCGTTTCTCGATCGGCATGCCGGTAGAACCTCTTTCCAATGGAAACCGCCGTTATCTCCCTTGGGGCTTTACCGCTGCGAGCAGTATAAGCCGAACGCGTTAGGCGGCGGCAATTACTCACTTTCCGCCACATTCATACAGGCATTTCATCCATGATTAACGCAGATATTCAAAGGTTAGAGCCGGGCGACAAAGTTCGGCTTTTCGAGGTTGATGGTTCGGCCTTTGGTGCCGATGTGTTGCGGTTTCACAGTTGTACGCTTCCCTATTCAGAAAAAGAGCTTATCGCAGCCGGTGGGGATGAAAACAAGCTGCCCGCGAAATCTATCTGGTGGCAGGGGAATGAGTATGGCCCGTGGGCGGTGCAGGTTGAGGGGCTGGAAATGTCCACGGATGGACAGGCCGCGCAGCCGACACTGAGCGTGTCCAATATTGACGGGCTTATCACGGCGTTATGTCTGCGCTTCGATGATATGGCACAGGCTAAAGTGACAATCCATGACACGATGGTTCACTACCTCGATGCTAAGAACTTCCCCGAAGGCAACCCAACCGCCGATCCCGAGCAGGAAAAAAAACAAGTTTACTATATCGACCGTAAGTCACTCGAAAACGATGAAACCGTTGAGTTTGAGCTGGCGAGCCCTGCCGATTTACGTGGACTGCAAATACCGACGCGCCAGATCCACTCGCTCTGTACATGGTGCTCACACGGTTGGTACCGAACAGGCAAAGGGTGTGATTACGCGGGGACGCGCTACTTTGATGAGAATGGGCAGCCAGTTGATGATCCGAGTCAGGATAAATGCGGTGGGTTACTCCGCGATTGTCAAAAGCGGCATGGTGAAAACAATCCGGTGCCGTTTGGCGGTTTTCCGGGTGCAGCACTGATAAGGCAATAGTATGAGAGAGAAAACGATACAGGCTATTGTGGCCCATGCCGCAGAGGTTTATCCGGCTGAATGCTGCGGCGTGGTGGCGCAAAAATCACGTGTGGAGCGCTACTTTCCCTGCCGTAATATCGCGGAAAATCCCACGGAACAGTTTCATTTATCTCCGGAGGATTATATTGCAGCAGAAGAATGGGGAACCGTAACGGGGATTGTTCACAGTCATCCTGATGCCACCACGCAGCCGAGTGAACTGGATAAGGCGCAGTGTGATGCGATGGCAATACCGTGGCATATCGTGAGTTATCCTGAAGGGGACTTGCGCACCGTGATGCCGCGTGGGGAATTGCCGCTGGTGGGGCGCGCCTTTGTATTAGGGCATACCGACTGCTGGGGGCTGGTTATGAGCTACTTCCGGCAAACGCATGGCATTGTGCTTAATGATTACCGCGTTGATTATCCATGGTGGGAGTCAGGCAGTGAAAATCTCTATCTTGATAACTGGTACGAATGCGGTTTTCGTGAGTTTAGCGGGCCACCTCAATCGGGCGATATGGTGATAATGCAAGTCTCCGCGCCGGTCGCGAATCATGCCGGTATTCTGCTAGATGATGGGATGCTATTGCATCATATGTATAGCATGTTGAGTCAGCGAGTTCCCTATGGGGGATACTGGAAAGATCGAACTGTGAAGATAGTCAGACATATGAGCCTGATTAACCAATAAAGCTTATGGTACCCTTTGAGCATTAACTAAAGGGATGCTGACATGAAAAAATTGCTTTTAGCCTTAACACTGTTTTGAATCGCCACAGGTTTAACAGACACCTCAGAGTCATTTAAAATGGCTTAAAGAGAGGTGCATATGAGCAGTAAGCGTTATCCTGAAGAGTTTAAAATTGAAGCCGTTAAGCAAGTTGTTGATCGTGGCCATTCTGTTTCCAGTGTCGCAACACGTCTCGATATCACTACTCACAGTCTTTATGCCTGGATAAAGAAATACGGGCCGGACTCTTCCACCAACAAAGAGCAGTCAGATGCTCAGGCCGAGATCCGCCGACTCCAGAAGGAGCTGAAGCGGGTTACTGACGAACGGGACATATTAAAAAAAGCCGCGGCGTACTTCGCAAAGCTGTCCGACTGAGGTACGCCTTTATCCGTGACAACTCCTGTTGTTGGCCTGTTCGTCTGCTCTGTCGGGTGCTGAATGTTCATCCGAGTGGGTTTTACACCTGGCTTCAGCAGCCGCATTCACCACGGCATCAGGCGGATCTCAGATTGACAGGACAAATCAAACAGTTCTGGCTGGAGTCCGGTTGCGTTTATGGCTATCGCAAAATCCATCTCGACTTGCGAGATAGCGGGCAACAATGTGGGATTAACCGGGTCTGGCGGCTGATGAAGCGTGCCGGGATAAAGGCTCTGGTCGGGTATCGAAGCCCACGAGCGCATAAAGGTGAAGCCAGTATTGTGGCACCCAACAGACTCCAGCGTCAGTTCAACCCGGAAGCACCGGATGAACGTTGGGTAACGGACATAACTTACATCCGAACCCATGAAGGCTGGCTGTATCTGGCCGTAGTTGTTGACCTGTTCTCGCGCAAAGTTATTGGCTGGTCAATGCAACCCCGGATGACAAAAGATATTGTCCTGAATGCGCTTCTGATGGCCATATGGCGACGTAATCCCCTAAAAAAGGTGCTGGTTCATTCTGATCAAGGGAGTCAGTACACAAGCCATGAGTGGCAGTCGTTCCTGAAATCACACGGACTGGAGGGCAGTATGAGCCGTCGTGGTAACTGTCACGACAACGCAGTTGCAGAAAGCTTTTTCCAGCTACTGAAGCGTGAACGGATAAAGAAAAAGATCTACGGAACACGGGAAGAAGCACGCAGCGATATTTTTGATTACATCGAAATGTTTTATAACAGTAAGCGTCGGCATGGTTCGAGTGCTCAGATGCCTCCGACGGAATATGAAAATCAATATTATCAACGGCTCGGAAGTGTCTAGATTATCCGTGGCGATTCA